TTCCATGAATTTGATACTGATAAGTATTTCGAAATAAAGTACGTTCTTGATGATGACGGTAAAATAACCAAAGGCGAGCCGAAAGAAGTTGATTTAGTCTATATTCAAAAACGAATTAATGGCAATAGTGCAGAATTAACCGGTCCCATATTTAAAGCAGATGAAAAACAGAGAATAGTTTATGCCGCAGTATTAGTACCCGGAGAGCCAGACCATGATTTCGAAAAAGGCGAAAAATTATTGACCGCAGAAGAAATAGAACAAGTTGCTCATAAGTGGATGGAAGATTATGGAAACATAGACTACATGCATGGAATGAATAATGTAGCCAAACCAGTGGAAAGTTTTATATTGCCTTTTGAATGGGAAGTTACTATCGGAACTGAAAAAACCAAACTTCCAGAAGGTACATGGATATTAGCAGGAAAAGTAACTAACGATAAAGCATGGAAAGAAGTGGAAGAAGGCAAACTTACAGGATTCTCAATTATGGGAATCCAGAACACAGTATTAAAAGACATCATGAAAAAAGTAGCCGATGGAGAGCCAGCAAATAAGCAATTTGAAAGCTCACTTAAAAGAGTATTAATCAGAGATTTAGGCAAAGACTGGATTGTACCATTTGTGAGTTTGGTAGATGAGCCATGTGTACCGAAGGCTAAATTTTTTGCTATCAAACAAAAGGAAAAAACCGAAACCGAAACAGAGCAGGAGGATAGAGAAGGCGTATGGGCTAAAGTAGTAAACTATTTTAAAAAAGATGATTTTGGACAAATGACTGAAACTGTAAACAAGTTAAACGATATAGCAGAAAAGGCAGGAAGGTCAATTAGTGAAGACACCTACAAAGAACTTAAAGCAATATTAGGGTCTTTACAGAAATTAATGGATAAAGCAGATAAAGAAAGAAAGCCAGATTATATGAAAAATAAAAAAAAATCGGAAGGAGATGAACTCGACATGAAAGAGGAAGAAGTCTTGAAAATGATAGAAGATAAGATTGATGAAAAAATGAAGCCTGTTCTGGAAGGGATTGAGTCTTTGAAAAAGCAGGAAACAGAGAAGACCAAAGAGCCGGAGAAAACAGAAAAAGCCAAAGAGCCGGAAGATAACAAAACCGAAATTGAAAAACTTCAAGAACAATTTGAAGCTCTCAAAAGTGAAAACGAAAAACTCAAAAAAGAGAAAGACGGACAATCCAAAGTAGAAAAAGGGCAGGAAGACGGCAAAACTAAAGTAGTAGAAAAAAGCATATATGAAGAATTAGGCAGAGATGATTTCGGAAGAAAAATAGAGAAAGGAGAGGAAGAAGATGTATAGCCAGAAAGATTTATTGGAATTGATTGATAGAGCGCAAAAAGGCGTAATAGAAATAACCGACTTAGGAGATAGTATATTAGCCAATGCCAAAAGAGCAAGATTTATAAGAAAGATGCAACACAAAACAGTGATACTTCCAGAAGCAAGATTCATGAATATGGAGTCTAACATTGAAGATATTGATAGAATTGCTTTTGTTGGCAGAGTTTTAGATGCCGGTGATGATGCCAGCAATGATCATGTAGATTTAAGTGAAGCCGCTTTCTCCAAACCTGATACTTGGACTAACCAATTAATCGCAAAGGAATTTCAGGCAATTACCTCATTAAGAGATAAAGCCGCAAGAAGAAGTATTGAAAGAGGTAATTTTGAAAATACCTTGATTGATTTATTTGGTGAAGCTGCAGGTAGAGATATGGAAGAATTAGCTATATTTGGAGATAAGAATATAACCTATAATTCCGGTGCAGGAGAATTGCATAAACAATCCAGATTGTTGAGCAAAATTGACGGTTGGGTTAAAAATGCCGCTAATGCAGTTTATGGAGTTGGTGGAGCTAAAGACTTTGACCCATCAGGAGATGATTACCCAGTAGATATGTTTGAAGCCATGTTGGAAGCTACTCCAAAAGAATATTTAGCCAATATAGATGAGTGGAGAATTTGGGTAACTTGGGATGTTGAACAGAAATATAGAAGATACTTACGGAATCGAGAAACCGGATTAGGAGATGCTGCTTTAATCTCTAAAATGGGATTGGAGTTTGAAGGTATACCTATAAGAAAAGTCCCAATGCTGGAAAGAGCCAGAGCAACCGAAAGTCAAGGAACTGGAAGCGTATGTATATTAGGTTATCCTTCTAATATGGTATGGGGTATTTTCCATCAGGTAAGTATCGAAAGAGAAAGAGAAGCAAAGAAACGGAGAACAGACTGGGTATTGAGCTTAGAGGGCGATGCCGATTTCGAAGATGAAAATGCATGCACTGTTGCATACATCCAAAAAGAAAATCCTGAATCCTAAGTAAAAGAAAGGAAAGCCAAATGAAAATTGGAATTGTAGGAAACGGGTTTGTTGGTAAGGCAACAGCAGGAAGACTGGAGGGTCACGAGTTATTTATTCTTGACCCTCCTAAAGGTATGAATGACGATATTAGTAATTGTGATATTGTCTTTGTTTGCATTAACGAAACAGACCCATCAATGGAAAATCTTAATAAAGTTGTTGAGAATTTAGTTAAGCAAAACGAAAGATGTTTTTTTGTAATCCGTACTACTGTTATTCCCGGAACGACTGATTATTTAAGTAAGAAGTATAATCGGGAATTTGTTTTTATGCCGGAGTTTTTACGAGAATGGAATGCTAAATACGATACTAAATATCCCGACAAAGTAGTAATCGGAACAGAACACGATGGAATATTCAGACTGCTTTCTATTTATTTTGAATGCAAAAATATCTTACAAGTTAAACCAATCGAAGCCGAACTTGCCAAATTAGCACTCAATAGTTTGGCTACAATCAAAGTAGTGTTTGCAGAGGAATTATTTGACTTAGCTAAAACACTAAAAGCCGACTACAAGAATATCTACAAAATATTTCAATATGACCAGAACATAAACGAACGACATTTATTAGCAGGCAAAGACGGTTACAGGGGAGCAGATGGGAAGTGTTTACCAAAAGATAGTAAATTCATGGCTGAAACCGGGAAGATATTTAATTCCAGAATGAGCTTATTAGAAACAGCGGTTGCAATAAACAAAATAATGTTGAGGATGAAAACGATATGAGAATATTAGTAACAGGCTCAAAAGGAATAGTAGGAGAAAAACTTGTTAAGGAATTGACTCTTAGAGGTTACGAGGTTTTTGGAATTGACCTTAACCATGACCCTAAAGAATATATCCATGTGCATAAACCGAATTACAAATTATGCAGTTATGCCAGATGCGATATAGGAGAATACCGACAGATAGCAGATGTAATTGAAAATGCAGGATATTTTGATTATGTCTATAATTGTGCCGCTGAATTTGGAAGGTGGAACGGAGAAAACTATTATGAACAGATGTGGAAATCCAATTTAATCGGACTGAAAAATATTCTCAAACTTCAAGAGAGATACAAATTTAAGCTAATACATTTTTCAAGTTCAGAAGTTTATGGTGACTGGCAGGGATTAATGAGAGAAGAAGTTACCGACAAAGAAGCCATAAAGCAAATGAACGATTATGCTATCTCTAAGTGGGCTAACGAACTTCAGATTAAAAATTCAATGCTAATGAATAATACCGAAACAGTTATAGTAAGATTATTTAATACTTATGGGGCTGGAGAATATTATACTCCATACCGAAGTGTGAATTGTAGAATCTGTTATCATGGAATTAAAGGATTGCCAATAGAAATTTACAAAGGGCATTATCGTAGCAGTACCTATATTCTGGATTGTATCCAGACTGTAGCTAATATAGTTAATAATTTTATTCCCGGAAGGATTTATAATATCGGAAGCAAACAATATCACAGCATAGAAGAATTGGCAAAGTTTGCATGGGATTATATCGGAGCTAATCCGAATCTTATAACTTATCTTGATAATTATGAAATATTAACCACCAAAAGCAAAAATGTAGATATAAGTTTATCCGAAAAAGAATTAGGACACAAAGACACCATTGACTGGAAAGAGGGAATACAAAGGACTGTCAAGTGGATGAGGTATTATTATGGATAGAAAGGTAATATTTGTATCGAGTTTCAATGTTTATTTTATGGGACATACTGATTATACCAAAAAATACAATGATAAAAATGAAAAAGATTTGAATTGGATAAAATTCAGGGCAGGTTTAACAAAAGGATATTGCTTAAAAAGTCTTATCAATCAGACTAATCAAAATTTTATTGCTTATTTTAAATGCAGGGAAGAACATATAGATTATATCAAAAAATTGATAGGGGAATTGCCTCAGAATATAAAATTCTGTTCAATTAATGATTGTGATATACAAATTAAGGCATTATCAACAACAAATGACCTTTATATAGTTAGAGTTGATTCTGATGATATGTGGAAATTGGATATGGTAGATAGGTTGTATCAATATAACCATAAACCGGAAACAGAAATACTAATTAATCAATGGTGCTACAATTATGATATATGCGGAAAACGATTAGCAAGATTTTTTTACCCTTCTCCACAGAGTTATGTTTTGATTTACAAAGGAGAAGAATATTTAAAAGGCAAAAGACACCGATTGAAAGGCGGGCATATGGGAGCAATCAATCTGGCTCATGAAATAATTCCCGGCATTAATTATATGGACACAATTCACGGTACTAACATCTGTTCAAAATTTGATTCAAATACTTGGCAACAATTTAAGGAATTTCATGATTTGGAAGAAAAGAAAAATATTTTAAAACAGTTTGGGATAACAATATGAATATATTATATTATATAACCCGATGGGAAGTTGGCACAGCCTATAAGAATGTTAACTTTATGAGAGACAGGTTTGGCGGGAAAGTTGTTAAAGATAGTGTTTCCGAAGCTTATGATTATATCAAAAAACACAAAGCCGATTTCATGGTGGTCAGGGGAGATGCCAGAAAAGATTATTATATTGCCTTAAAAAATAAAATACCTTATGTATTGATTGCCAACGACATAATGGGAATGAGGGTAGGGAGAGTTCTGGAATCGGATAAGCACATGATAGAAAATGCTTCTGGAGTGATTTTTACATCTGAATACCATGTTAAATATTGTCAGGAAAACAACATCAAAATACCTTATTATGAAGTGATACATAGCAGACCATTAATGAGAGATTTAAAGTTTGTACCTCAAAAGAAATTGCCGGGATTGAATTTAGTCTATGCTGGTGGAATTGGTGCAAGGTGGAACAGCAGAGCAAAACCTCACGGATATAGGCAGTATCATAAAATATTTGAGCAGTTTT